TCATAAATGTACTAAGTGCAAGTGGACTGGCCAAAGTTATGATGCCGAGTGGTCTTGGATGGATAAAGACGGAAATGAAATTGATGATCCTAGAAAAATTTGCCCATACTGTGAAAGTGATACTGAATTAACAGAAGCCGGTGTCATAGCAGAAAAAGAAAGTGCAGAACGTTCTGCACGTTGGGCTAAGGAAACTGAGGAAGAAGATGAGGAACTAGTTGATGAAAATGAACTAGAAGAAGCATTAGAAGAACTCAAAGCAGAGTTTGAAGACCTTGATGCAGCCTTCAATGTAGTAGATGACGATTCATTGAAGGAAAGTTATCCTGAAGATACATATACAATTCGTGTGTGGGGTCGCACACGTGAGATCGGTGTGCATAAGATTAAGAAACAACAATACGAACATTGGAGTAGTGAAGAACACGAAAATGATTTGAGTGATGCCCTTAACGAGAACTATGATTACGATGAGAATAATACTCCTAAAGCGGCACGATTTGATTTGCCTTACTATGAGTATCAAGGTAAACATTCATTCTGGGGATTTGACCAAGATGATACTCATATGACTATTGAAAATAGTGAAGGTGAAACTATCTATGACGGTGACTTAGAATCATTCTTTAGTGAAGCACACGGTGAAGAAGATAGTCGTTATGATTGCAGTGAAGAATTAGAAGAACTATATCCAGAACATCTAGGTAAGGGTTACTGGTTGATGTGGACACAAGGTGGCAAAGGCAGTTGCATCCAAACAAGTATCGAAGGTGTGTTTGAACCTAAGAAACTTAAAGTCTTTAACTGGGATATTCAAGGCACAAGTGTTGTAACCCGATTAGTATATGATGGTGATGAACTTGATGACGAAGGTATGGACAGTGAACATGACAACTGGCGAGGCCAGTGGGCGCAGTTTGACGTGTACCATAATTCAAAATGAACGCACTTACTCTAGTAGGACAATTTTATGTGTTTGAAGATGGCAACAAGATTGAAGTAATACAAGTAAAAAAGACCGACGAGGATCGCGGGGATTATTTAGTTACATATCATGTGTCTCGCGGTCCTAATATTCCTCAGAAACTTGTTTTACCTGTTGCCGAATTTCTTAGTTATTATAGTCACTTATTTGATGTAACGTTAGACTAAATATCAGATGCGCCTTAAATTTTTATCATTCTCAACTCTCACATTATTAGTAGCACTATCGCTTAGTTCGGTAGCTGCCTGGTATAGTATTATTGGCTTAACCGCTATCTTTGCAGGTGCGGTTATTCCTGTTATTATCATGGGAGGTATACTTGAAATAGGAAAGATTACTACCACTGTTTGGCTACGTAAGTATTGGAACCGAGCAGGTTGGTTATTAAAACTATATCTTGTACCTGCCGTTATTGCATTAGCATTACTTACTAGTATGGGTATATTTGGCTTCTTAAGTAAAGCACATATGGAGCATGGCATTAGTACCGGTGATAGTCAAGCCAAACTGTCATTATACGATGAGAAAATTAAAACACAACGAGACAATATTGAGTTAGCACGTAAAGCATTAACTCAAATGGACAATCAAGTTGACCAGCGTTTAAGCCGTGGTGATAGTGAGAATAGTGCTGAACGTGCTGTACAAATTCGCAGACAACAAGCTGGTGAACGCACTAAACTACAAAAAGATATCGGTGATGCTCAGAAAGAAATTGCTAAACTTAATGAAGAACGAGCACCTATTGCGGCAGAGAATCGTAAAGTAGAAGCAGAAGTGGGCCCGATAAAATATATTGCCGCATTGATATATGGTGATAACGCTGATAACAATACACTAGAGGCAGCAGTACGTTGGGTTATTATCTTATTGGTTATTGTGTTCGATCCTTTAGCTATTGCACTTGTATTGGCAGCTAATGCAAGTAAAGAATGGGATGAAGAAGATGAGGAGGGTGACAGCCCTCTAGGGAATGAAACACCATCGACTCCCACTGTCACCGAACCAGCATACGAGCCTGATGATGGTCCATTAACCGATGAACAAATTAAACAGATTAAAGAATCGGTCAACGAACCAATCAACTGTTATATGTGCGGTACTGAGTTAATGAATGCTCCTGGTATAGGTCTATTTTGCCCAAATAAACTATGCGATGTTAAGGATAATATATCAGAAGAACCAAAATCTTTATTAGAGCAACATCCTTATTTAAGTAAACCATTTGTAAGTTTTGATGTTAAACCGATGGTTGCTCCAAAACAGGAAACTGTTGAGGAAACTAATACAGAAGTAGTAATTGAATCCTACAAACCTTATAAGGAATTAGAAGGTGGATATGTAGTGTTTGAAGATAAGCATTATCAGAAGGAAGCATTAAAGAGTTTACGCCCGGATATCTTTATGGTAACTGCTGATAGTCAACGTACAATTAGTACAAATTTTGGAATTAAATTTCCAAATGAAGCCAATAAAGGTGACGTATTTGTACGTGTAGATTCATTACCAAACCGTGTTTATAAGTATGACGGACGCAAATGGATTGAGATACAAAAGGAACAATCAGACACCTATCTACATAACCAAAATTATATTAAATATTTGGTTGAAAAGATAGAAAAGGGCGAATACGATTTGGATTTGTTGTCTGAGACTGAAAAAGAACAGATAGAATTGTTCCTAAAGAACCAAAAATAATTGACATTAAATCAATATTGTGTTAGGATATACATATCTTAAACTTATTGGAGATTTAAATGAAACTCAAATTATTAGCACTAGCATCCATTGTTGCATTAGTGGGATGTTCAACCATACAACGAGGCGAGGGCGAGTTTGACCAGATTAGGAATCAAAAGCTTTCTACCTCATTTAAACAAGATACTATTAAAATCGAAACAGATTGCAAATGGTATTCATTAGATAAATCAAACTGTGATATTATTTCCATCGAATCCGTCGGTACAGCTAGTTCTAATGGTAATAGTGAAAACAACCGTAGAACAGCATTAATTCGTGCGTCAGACCGTGCTAGGGCAAGTGTACGTCATTTCATCCAAGAAGAGGTGTCAAGTACCCGTGTTACTAATACACTTGCTAAGAATGTCGAGAAAGCAAGTGATCGGATGAAATCACGTACTACAACAGGTGAGGTTGTTTCTATGAGTGATAGTGACGCTGAAAAAGACACTAATCATTCTGTGCGTGAAAATTCTAACGATACCGCATACCAATTAAGTGAAACAATCCGTGTTAATTCTCAGGGCATTCTGCGAGGATTCAAAGTTATCAAACAAGAAGTGATAGGACCACAAGAAGTCTCTGTAACTATACGTTGGGACAAAGAATCTGAAATGGTTTCTAATCAACTACGTAAAAAATTCGGTAACTGATTATGCGGTTATTATTGCTAACGGTATGTTTTATACTTATTGGATGTGCATCTACCTCTAAGTCTGATAATTACATTCGTACCACTGGTGTAGGTAATACATACGAAGAAGCAAAAAACAATGCGTTTAAAGAAGCAATTGAATACCAAGTTGGTGTAGTGATTGCTAGTGAACGTGAATCATACAACGAAAAACTTGTTAAGAATGAAATCCTAGCTTATAGTTCAGCCTTTGTTGATGAGTACAAAGTTATCTCTCAACAAAATATTGGTAATAAGATTCAAGTAGTGGTTGATGTTAAATTATCTTTAATCAGGCTAAGTGATAGAATACTATCCTCAGGAAAAGACAGTAAAAATATTGATGGGGCAAAACACAATACACAATATTCATCATTCCTAGAAAACAAACAAAATGGTGATAAGATCCTCAGTAGTATATTGAACGATTATCCTAAACGGGCATATAACATCAAGCAAAGTGATTACACTCTTAAGATGGATACTTATCGTAATCTAACCTTAATTGTACCATATGAGATGCATTGGAATGAACATTATATTAATTCATTAACAGATGCATTAAATTTAGTACAGGATGGTAGTAATGGTTTAATGCAAAAGTCTCCGTCTACTATCAGAGTAGTAGGTAATAAGTTTTATTTTAATGAGTTTATTATTCCAAATAAGATTTTAGATGCAATGATGGACTTAAATGAAGTAAGGATTATGGTAGAAGTTAAAGATATTCATAACACATTACAGCATAGTGAATGCTTCACACCTGATGCGGTATTTCGTAGGAACAAACCCTTTTATAGCATTAACTATGTAGGAACTATCAATGTAGGTATCAACAAATCTACTATGGAAAAACACAAAATAGAAATAAAATTTAATCAGAATAGTAAATTAGCATCAGCCGATATATCACGTATTGATTTAGCGGTTGTTCCTAAAAAGTTTTGTCAAAAATTTATTTAAAGAATAAACAAGATAAGTATTAATATGTCAACAGAAATAAAATTAAGCCACTGCTCATTTTGCGGTAATCATAAAGATGTAGTAAATAAACTCATTGTGGGAGAAGATGTAGCTATATGTAGTGAGTGCATTGAATTATGCACTCAATTAATGCACGATGATAAAAATCTTGAGGAAGAAAAGATTGAAAAGGATTATATTAGATTTGATCCAGAAACTATCAAAGAGTTCTTAGACCAGCATATTATTGGTCAAACTAATGCCAAAATGGTTCTTAGCGTAGCTATTGCTAATCATTATAAACGTATTAATAACCCACCAAAAGATTTAGAAATACAAAAGGGTAACGTCTTATTGATTGGTCCAACTGGTAGTGGTAAAACACTATTAGCAAAAACTGTAGCCAAATATTTAGAAGTGCCCTTTATTGTAGCTGATGCTACCAGTTTAACTGAAGCAGGATATGTAGGTGATGATGTTGAATCAATGATTAGCATGTTATTAAATGCTGCCGGTGGTGATGTTAAACTAGCAGAACGTGGTATTGTCTTTGTAGATGAGATTGACAAGATTGCCCGTAAAAGTGAAGGTGCAAGTATTACACGTGACGTATCAGGTGAGGGTGTTCAGCAAGCATTATTAAAGATGGTTGAAGGAACAACATGTCGTATCCCAGCAGGTGGCGGACGTAAACATCCCGGTGGTGATATGCTAGAAGTTAATACTAAGAATATCTTATTCATTGCCGGTGGTGCATTTGTTGGATTAAAAGATATTGTTAACAATCGTTTGAACGGCACAAGTATTGGCTTTGGGGCTGATATTAAAGATGCACGTAAAGAGGGTGACTTGTCTATGGTCAGCCCTGATGATTTAACACGATTCGGAATGATTCCTGAATTTATTGGTCGATTCACTACAACAGTTAGTGTAGAGAATTTGACTAAAGAAGAAATGGTTAAAGTTCTGACTAAGGTAAAGAACAACTATATTGACCAATATAAGTATTTGCTTAGTTTAGATGATATTGAGTTAGATTTTACAGAAGATGCTATCTCACAACTAGCTGAAAACACAATGAAATTAAAGACAGGTGCACGTGGTTTACATACTGAGATTGAGAAGGTTTTAATGCCTCATATGTATAACACTAAGAAGTACCGTGAAAATAACATTAAAAAGATAAATATTAATCAGGAGCAGATTTTACAACCAAAAGCCGCAATATGATTAGAGGACGCAAAGTTTTAGTTAATGATGGTAATACCGAAAAGGCATTACGCAAATTCAAAAAGATGATAACAGACTACGGTACCTTACAAGAGGTACGTGATCGTCAAGAGTTTGTGAAACCCACCGTGAAACGTAAACTAGCGAAAAGTCAGGCTAAAAGACGTTGGAACAAGTTCTTGCGTGACCAAAGTCTTCCCAAAAAAGACTTCTGAGTTCCTAAATAATAGATTTTTTTGCGTATTTTTATTATAATAAATACGTATGTAGATGCCGACGGTCGGGTCTACAAATAGTCATCTTGCTTAATAGGAGAAAAATATGACAAAAACTTTAACCCTTCGTTCCTTGGACATTCCATCAATTCACAAATTTGGTATCGGCTTCGATAACATGTTTGATGAGTTAATGAGAATGAATGCTCAACAAGGACATTCAAACTATCCCCCTTATAATGTAGTAAAACTAACAGAAGATACCTTCAATATTGAAGTAGCTTGTGCCGGTTTTGCTGAGGGTGAAATCAGTATCAAACTAGACAACCGTGTATTAACTATTACTGGTGATAAAGCGGTAGAAGATACTGCGATGGAGTACTTACACAAAGGTATTAGTGACCGTGGATTTATCCGTGAGTTTACAATTGCTGAACATGTGGAAGTTGTCGGTGCAATAATGAAAGATGGCATCTTAACTATCAATCTGGAACGAATTGTTCCTGAAGAAAAGAAGCCAAAAGCTATTGCTATTAGTTACACTAAGTAATATAATAGAACTTCACTAAATAAGTGTGCGGGGTAACTCGCACACATAACTAAATTAACAATATGTCTAAAACAGAAACAAAAGTCACAATCAAACCCAACCTTAATCTTGCTGAACCACCCTTGTTTAAAATCATTTATCTTAATGACGAAGTAACAAGTATGGAGTTTGTTGTGGGAAGTTTAATTGAATATTTTAATTATACTGATGACACTGCGGCTCATATTACTGAAAGTATTCACAGTCAGGGTAGTGCAGTTGTTGCTGTATTGCCGTATGAGATTGCAGAACAGAAAGGTATTGAAGTTACTGTATCGGCACGTAGTCAAGGCTATCCCCTACAAGTTAAAGTAGAGTCTGAAACAAACTAAACTTCTATTCGTTTGGCCCAATAAGGATTTTTTTTATAATAACTATTGTTAATATAGTTGATTTCATCTAATACTACATCAACAGTTTTATTATAACTACCGTAAATCCAAGTACATACCTTACCTTCCAAGTCTTTTATTAAACTTAATTTAAGTGGAGGTATTGTATATATATCATCAGTCTCTTCTCCGAACAAGAGTTCATGTCCAGGTGGCGAATGACTGACTATTAATATTTTTTTTACATCTAAATGTAACTGTAATTTTTCTATAGTATTTCCCAAATAACCGATATCATCATACCGCTCATTATCTATTTCTTCGGGCTGTAATACAGAGTGATTTAGGTCTGTACTATACCATCCATTTGTCCCTAAAATAGCAACACCATCTAAAATTACAACATGATTATGTAAGTACGCTACATTTCGTATAGACCTACATAGATTAAAAAGGTCACCTGTTCGGGATTTAATATTATGTGTCCCGTCATATTCTAATGTACCGGCAATATAGAATACACCTTGATAAACATGTGATAAATGTAATAGGGTTTGATGTATAGTACGTAAATCACTGCTGATGTTACCTGCTATAATACAATATAAACTTGTTGTTTTACCTTCCCAATCGAAAACTTCGCCGGGAAGCAAATTCAAGTCGCTGATTACATCAAACCCTATTTTCATTAATTGAGTAGTTACTTAGCTATAGTAACTTTTGGTTTTGCTGAGGCTTTAGCTTTCGCAGGAGCTTTAGCAGGAGCTTTAGCAACTGCTTTTGGCTTTGCGGCCGCTTTTGGCTTTGCTGGTGCTTTTGCAGGTGCCGCAATTGAAGCTTCTGTTCCAGCTGGAAGTATTTCTACTTCCAATGGTATTGGTGTAGTAGCGGCTGGTTCCGGTACTTTGTACGGGGCAGTTACGTTAGCCGGTTCTTCTACCTTGTCAGTTGCAGAAACTTCTGTTTTCTTATCACGCATAAAAAAGAACCAAGCAATGCCGGCCAAAATGACCAATCCTATAATAATTTCCATTTAATTTCTCCTAAACATATATTTACTCTAGGACAATAAAACGGTTATTTTTCCTAATATATTGCTAGATTACAGGGTCCTGCTACAATAAATACAGTATGACAAAAAGATCCGAACTTTCCAAACTAATGCGTGAACCGCTACCAAGTATCGGTTACCAAAAACGTCTAAGCTACCGAACAAATAACGCTGAGGTAGTAGAACTATATAAAATAATCAATCAGGCATGCTTTAACAATAAGTTAAATATGCCTGAAATTGAGGTTACACCCCGCTGTAGGAAATACTGGGGAATGTGTTTTGGCAGTTTTGAAATTGTTAAATATCGCAAAACCTATTGCAAAATCCGTCTCATGGATAAATGGTTCTGTAAACAATGGTTAATTACTACTCTAGCACATGAAATGGTTCATCAATATCAATGGGATATTGACGGAGCTAAACGTGAACGTGAAGGTAAGGATAGAATAATGAGTCATGGTCCTAGCTTCTATGCTCATAGAGAAAGACTAGCTAAACATGGGATTTCATTAAAAGTAGGCCATGGACAAAAGCGTTGGCTTAAGCATCAAACTTTTGCTAAATGCTGATTACTTGATATTTGGATTCTTAACTACGTTACCGTGTTGATCCACTAAGATAACGTCTTTTGTACCCTTTTTACCTATACCGCGAGTTAATGTAACTCCTAAGGGACGAATACCAGCAACACCTAAACTACCACCGTTACGTGTGCTATCATTGCGTAATAACCAAACCATCAAATGACTTTCTGGTATGTCGGCTGCACTAGTAATAACAGCATGTGCATCAACTGTTACAGTAGCACCATCTTGTACAAAATGCTCTGGCTTAAAGGTCTGAATAACAATTCCACCTTTAGGATTCAAGTCACTACCAAAGATAGCATTCAATGCTTCTTCTTCAGTAGGCTCCATAACAATCTCTTTACTCAATTCATATACAGGAACTGTATCGGTCTTTAACTTTCGTTCGCCGATCTTGTTAAGCTTAACATGGCCGTCTTTGACTAAACTATCTAATACGCTACGGGCACGTTGACCAAACAAATTGTCAGCACTTTCCCACATATCAGCATCTAGTTTCTTAATACTAATTGGTAAGAATCCTTTAGGGCTTTGTAATACAACATCGGCTTTCTTACGTCCACCTGTATCACGTCCTGCAACATCAACATTAATGCAGTTCTTAATGGTCATCTTCTTGCCACGAGGATCGACAAACGTTACATTAGCTGATCCATATGTTTCAACTACAGATTGAATAATACCAGCTAACTCAAGTTCGTTAGCTACTCCAGCACTTTTTTCACCCTGTTTACCACTGTCTTTTACAACAACTTGTACAGGACTATTACCAAAGATTATACCGCCTAAACTGCTAATACCTGGATCACTTGAATACTCTACACCATCGTGTGGATAAGCTTTTTTAAGTACTGCTAATACTTCTTGTAGGATATCATTACGGAATTCGGCTTTCTTTGCACCATCGGGTATCTGTACCAAAACATTGATTTTATTGCCGTTAATTTTGAAATCTTCATACCCAGCTTTACGCAATGTCTGTTCCACATCGTGTTTGGTAACAGTCTTTAATTGGTCAACAGCTTCAACCAAAACCTTTGCAAATTCAGTATATCTCATGTATAATATCTCAAATAATATGCTATATTATAGCACTATTAAGTATTTATCGCAAAACATTTTTAAAGAAGGAAACAATATGAGCTTAGTCCCAATGGTATTAGAACAAACAAGTAAAGGTGAACGTAGCTATGACATTTATAGTCGTTTACTACGTGACCGTGTTATCTTGCTTGAAGGTGAGGTACATGACCAAATGGCAAATCTAATCGTTGCTCAACTATTATATTTGGAAAGCGAAGATTCTGATAAAGATATCAGTGTCTATATCAACAGTCCGGGTGGCTCTGTTACAGCTGGTATGGCAATCTATGATTGTATGCAGTTTATCAAACCTGATGTACAAACTATTGTAATGGGTCAGGCATGTTCAATGGGTAGTTTGCTAGGTCAAGCCGGTGCAAAAGGCAAACGCAGTATTCTACCCAATGCTCGGCACATGATTCACCAACCCTCAGGTGGTGCCCGTGGTCAAGCTACTGATATGGAAATTCAAGTTAAAGAGATTTTGGCTATGAAGAAGTCTTTAACACAAATCTATGTTGACCACAATAGTGCTGGTAAGACGTTTGAAGAACTTGCTAAGGATATGGAACGTGACTTTTTTATGAGTGCAAGTGAGGCTGTAGCGTATGGACTAGCTGATAATGTGTTGCAAAAACGCAACATGTCCTAAATTTGACAATAAATGGGTTTGGGTCTATAATACATGTATAGATTGATTAAAGGAGCTCAAAATGACTAATTTCGAAACTAACTGCTACGGTATGACTGAACAAGCTATCCGTGAGCAATATATGGACAGCATTACTGCTAAATTGTCAGGTCTTGAAATGGTCGTGATGGGTATCCTTTCAGATGCTCAGGAATTGGGTTCTATGGGTCGTAACGAGGCTGTACGCAAACAATTGAATGTTGCTAAGTTTATATTGTCCGAAATGATGGATCAAAAAGTAGCCAGAATTTGACAATAAATGGATTTGGGTATATAATAGAATCTTAGACAGTAAAGAAAAGGACTAGAAAATGCGTACACAACAAGTTATCCCCGGTATGAATAACAACCAAAAGATTCGTTTTATCGTTGACGGATTTGGTATGTATTGCAAGGTTTCTGACATTGAGAACTTTGCTACTAGTTCACATCGTGTTGCGGTTATTTCGGCACTACAACACCTGCAATGCTCCCGTGATTTGGCCAAGAGTTGTGGCAAAAAAGAGATTCCAGTAGGCTACGGAACTCGTAGTAATTTCCAAGGTGTCAACCACGATGTACAAGTTAACATTATCTAAGGACTAAAAATGACTAAGAAAATTTCTATCAAGGTATTCGGTGATCCAGGACACGCTTGGGCACGTTTCCCCAAAGCACGACTGGTCAAGCTTGGCATCGCTGATAAAATTACTCCTTATAGTTACCAAAATGGTACTAATGCGTTTCTTGAGGAAGACTGTGACTTGTCAACACTGATGGCGGCTCTTAAGGCCAAGGGTTATGAAGTAAAATTCAATGAGAGTTTTACTAATAAACAGAGTAAAATCCGTGGTTATTGCTCATATCAAATTTGACAATAAATGGTTTTGGGTATATAATACATTTATGAAATCAAAAATCTTTATTGTTCAACGTGACAACGACAAGTATTTCAAGCAAAAATTGCCCACGTGGCGCAATGGTTTTTGTGAAATAGTCCGTAATGTCACTATTGAAAAAGACCCGCACGACATTTACCAAGACGGTGAATGGGGTTACATTACGGTCTATGGCCGTAAGATTTATGTCACACGGGCCGGCACTGAATTTGCGTTTGAAATTCGTGGCTAAAAATTTGACAATAAATGGATTTGGGTATATAATAGAATCTTAAACAGTTAAATAAAGGACTTACAAAATGGCAACACGTTCTACAATCGCTCTCGAATTTGCTGATGGTACTATTGGCCAAGTGTATTCACACTGGGATGGTTATTTGGCTCACAACGGTAAAATGTTGTTTGAGCATTATTCTAATCCCTTTATCTTGCGTGACCTGATTGACTTGGGTGATCTGTCTAGTTTGCGTCCACAAATTGGTACAAAGCATCCCTTCAGTCACTATGATGTGGAAGACATGACATTGGTTGAATATTCTCATTTGTATAAAGACATGACTACATTCTATGGTCGTGATCGTGGTGAAGTAGGTTCCGAGGCTCGCTATTACAATGATATCAATGATTATTTTAATAAGTGCGAACATCAGGAATATGATTATATCCTGCGCAACATTGATGGCAAAGCTGTTTGGTTTGTTTGTGACCACGACGGAGCCTTTGTTACATTAGAGTCCGCAATTAAAGACGAACAAGACCGTATTGCACAAGAAGAAACAGAGGTAGCTTAATATGGAAGCAGTAGTAGAAACAACAGTTTGGAATGATAGTAACAATGCTAATCATACTTACTTACTTGACGGATCCAAAATGGTTGCGTACATCAAGGTTGGTTCTACTACTCCTCATTACTTTAAAAACCCGATCACAATAGATAAACGTGGTCGTAAGTTTGTAACAGCAAAACCAAATCCTTTCAAGGCAATTAAAGAAAAGAGTACAATCATTAAAGTGTCCGGTAGTAAAGGTAATGTTTACTCTATTGATACTGACGAAAAAACTTGTACATGCCCAGGATACATGTATCGTGGTACATGTAAACATATAGCAGAATTAAATGAAAATAGCATTATGCAGTGACCTGCATTTAGAATTCGAAGATGTAATCCTTAGCAATACAGAAAATGCTGAGGTACTTATCCTATCCGGTGATATTATGTTAGCAGAGGATTTACATAATCATCCTCTAACAGTAATTAGCCCATATGAATCTTATACTGAATTAGGCACAAGACAAAAAGCCGCACAAAGGTTTCGTGCTTTCCTTACTAGAGTAAGCAATGAATTCCCTCATGTTGTTTATATTGCAGGTAATCATGAATTCTATCACGGACGCTGGAGTGCTAGCTTAGATCACCTGCGTGAAGCATGTGCGGCTTATCCTAATGTTTACTTCCTTGAAAACGACATTAAGGTTATCAATGAAGTGTCCTTTATTGGTGCTACGTTGTGGACTGATTGTAATAAAGGTGATCCATTAACACTACATTCGTTAAGTGATATGATGAATGATTATAGGGTAATTCGTAATGATGAGCATGGATATACTAAGTTACGTCCAGCACATACTGTACACCGTCATCAACAAACACTAAGTTACTTGAAACAAGTGTTAGCTGATATGAAGGATAAGAAAGTTGTATTTGTAGGACATCATGCACCTAGTGCAATGAGTACCCATGACAGATATAAACATAATGTTCATTATGTAATGAATGGTGGTTATCATAGTGAATTGAGTGAATTCATGTTAGATCATCCACAAATTACCCTATGGACTCATGGACACATGCATGACCCATTTGATTATATGATTGGCACTACCCGTGTGGTATGTAATCCTCGTGGTTACAAGGGTGCTGATCCTCAAGCCGATGTGTTTGAGTTAAAGTTTTTGGACATCTAAATTAAACTAGGTGACCAAAAGATATTGTATATAACTCCTAGTTGTTATACAATAGTAACACGTTGTGAAAACAACGATTTTTTAAAGGAAAATAAAATGACATTAACTAAACAAGCACGCCTTATTGAGGCATTTGAAAACGGTGCAGAAATGACTGCAAAGCAAATTACCCAACGTTTTGGATTTGCGAATCCAACAGCAACAGTAAGCGATTTGCGCTTGCGTAGCGGTTTGGCAATCTACGCTAACAAGCGTACAAACAAACTTGGTGGTACATACACTAAGTATCGTTTGGGTACTCCTAGTCGTGAAGTTGTAGCCGCTGGTTACAAGGCCTTGGCAATGGGTCTAGTTTAATCTCAAATTTGAGATGTGAATAAAGGGTGATTCGTCACCCTTTTTCTGCCTTTATACTTGTGTTTAATTCAGTTGTATGTTATAATAGTCAATCAGATAGGAGATAGTAATGAGTTTATTTCACAAGATTATGAATAAGTTAGGTCGTTATCGTTTGATTCCTGATCGTAGGACAGGTTTAGATTACATGCACCGATAT